ACGCCGCCCTCGCCGGCCGCCTCACAGCCCGCCAACTCCCACCCCACGAACTCGCCTGGCTCACCACCCAACTCATGAACCAAGGCGACACCATCGAACTCGCCGCAAACCAGCTCAAATGCTCCACCCGCTGGCTCAAACAAATCCGAGCAGACCACCCCACCCCACCCCCCACCGTTCGCCCACAACCCACACCACCCCCACAACCCGACACCCACGAACTCAACCGCCTCCGCGCCGCCAACAACACCCTCTACACCCAGTTGGCCCGCACCCGAACAGCCCTCGACCAAGCCCTCAACAACCAAACCCCCGTCACCTGGTGGTGCTACCGACGACGCACCACACCCCACCAAGCCACCACCGCCGGACAACAAACCCTCTGGTAAACGCCGTAAACAGATCCCCCCATACACCGTACGGAAATACAGAAGTGAGTAGTTCCCCCGCCGGTGGCACCATCAGGGAATGGCCAACCCGAACAGTCCCCGAGGCAAAGCGAACGTAGTTGCCCGACAGGCCGAAGCACTCCGGCTGTACCGCGACGGCCACAGCTACGACGAGATCGCGCAGGAACTCGGCTACTCCAACAGGTCCGGCGCCCACCACGCCGTCAAAGCCGCGCTCGACGAACGGCGCCGTGACCGGCAGGAACTCGCCGACAACATACTCGACACCCAAATCCTGCGGTACACCGACGGCTACCGCCGGTGCATCGACGAGTTGGACAACGCCGCCACCGAAGGCCGTGAGGTGGGGAAAGCGCAGCTACTCACTGCCGCACGCGGATTCCTCGACTCCCTCACCAAGGTGTACGGGCTGGAACAGCTACAGGTGTCGGTGACGAACCGCAACGCCCTGGATGATGACCTGTCGGACATGCTGACCGCACTCCGCGACAAACTCGAAGCCAACAGCGACACCGAGGGCACAGAGGGTGGATGATCGGCTAGCCCTCCGCCGCCAAGCTACCGAAGCGATCATCGCGACCGGCGGGTCCGACACGATCGGGCCGGCAGCGATGGCAGCACGCCACGACCGCCGATTCCGCCGCGGCCCCCACACCGACCTCATCAACCGCGCCATCACCAACCTCCTCGTACAGCCTGGCGGCGCTCTGATGATCAACACGCCTCCCCGGGTGGGGAAGTCGGTGTTGGTGTCGCAGTGGACTCCCGCGTGGTGGCTGTCCTACTTCCCCCAATCGTCGAACGTGATCGCCGCGTACGGTGAACGTTTGGCCCGGAAGCATTCGATGGCCGTGCGGGACATCATCACCCGCCACGGCACCCCCTACGGCCTCGCCCTGTCCAAATCACAGGGGGAGAAATCGGCGTGGCAGATCACCGCCGGTGGAGGGCTGATCGCCCGCGGTGTCGGATCCGGCCTGACCGGTGAGGACATGGACGGGCTGGGCATCATCGACGACCCGACGAAAAACCGGGAAGACGCCGAGAGCGAAGCCGTCAAATCGAATCTGTGGGACTGGTATTCAGCCACCTACGGTTCCCGTATCGTCCCCACAACCCGCGAAATTGTGGTGATGACACGCTGGTCGCCGGACGACCTCGCCGGCCGGATCCTTGACTCCCAAGGCCGTGTGGAGGAGGGCGGCCGGTGGACCGTCATCCATCTACCGGCGATCGCACTCAACCCGGACCCGGCGAAAGGTATCTACCCCGACCCGTTGGGGAGAGAGCCGGGGGAGCCGCTCACATTCCCCACCATCGACACCAGCGACCGAGAAGTCCTGTTGGCGCACTGGAACACCCAGCGCGAACGATCCACCGGCCGAGACTGGAACGCCCTCTACCAAGGCACCCCCTTCGACGCCGAAGGAGCCCTGCTCACCGAAGACAACATCAGCGCCAACACCGCGCCCGCGCCCGGCATCTACCGCCGCAAAGCGATCGGTGTCGACCCCGCCGGCGGTGGCCGAGACTCGGTCGGTATCAGCGTCGCCGGCCTCGACCCCCACGGTGTCCTGTGGTGGCTGGAAGACCACACCCGACGCATGACAGCCACCCAATGGCCCCGCAAAGTGTGCGAACTCGCCGCCCACCACAGAGCAGATCGCATCGTCGTAGAAACCAACTACGGCGGCGACCTCGGCACCACAGCCATCACCCAAGCATGGAAAGAACTCGAACGCGAACACGCTGTCACCGGCCTATGCCCCCTCGTCGTCGCCGTCACCGCCCGCAAGAGCAAAGTCCTACGCGCCGAACCCATCGCCCAAGCCATCCTCACCGGACGCGCCAAATTCGCCGCACACGCCCCCCTCCACCAACTAACAACCGAATGGCAAATGTGGACCCCCGGATCCACCTGGTCACCCGGCGCGCTCGACGCCGCCGTCCACGTCGCCACCGACCTCCTCCCCGCCATCCCCCGAGGCTCCCGCTACACCAACCCCGCACACATGCGCCGCTGAGACTGCACCCCCCACAGTCACACTCCCGACCATGGGACTGTCCATCCTGCTCACCATCGGCCTCACCGCGCGCATCACACGCCTCATCGTCGCCGACCGCATCCTCACCCGGCCCCGACTGTGGCTCATCCTGCGCTACGGACCCGACCATCCCGCCGCATACGCCGCGACCTGCGCGTGGTGCCTGAGCGTGTGGACCGGCGCCGCGGTGTTCGCCGGCTGGTGTGCGTGGGGCGACACCCGTTGGTGGACAGCGGTCACCGCGGCCGGCACAGCATCCCTACTCACCGGATGGGCCGCTAACTGGCTCGACCCCGCAGACACCGAGGGTGAGCAGTGAAACGGCAACCCGACTCCCGCGCCGCCATCATCGCCTCCGCATACCCCATCGCCCGAGGCACACACGGCCGAACCAGCATCCGCGGCACCAGCATCACCGCCGCCGCCCAAATCCTCCAATCGGGCCGCTACAAAGACACCATCGACCGCGACAAAAGACGGCCCTCCCCCCAAGACTGGCAGAAAGAAGCCTGGGACCTGCGCGACGAAATCGGCGAACTCCGCTTCATCGCCGACCGCCAAGCCCGAGCCTGCTCCATCACCCGCATGTACATCGGCCGCAAAGAAGCCCACGACTCCGAACCCGCCCCCATCGACGACGACACCAGCGCCGCCTCCGCCCTCGGCCACATCCTGTTCGGCAACACCGCCGCCGTTGAGCAAACCGTGAAACGGGCCGCGCAACACCTGATCTGCAACGGCGAAACCATGCTCGTCGTCGAAGGTAAAGACGACCAGATCGAATGGTCAGCATGCTCGACACAAGAAGTGTCCGGGCAGCCTGGCGAATGGAAAATCTACGACGGCACCGCCACCCGTCACCTCGAACCGGATGCGATCGTCATCCGCTGCTGGAACCCGCACCCGTGGCAACGATCCCACCCCGACGCCCCGGTGCGTGCTGTCCTACCCGTGCTCCGGGAGCTGAAAGCGCTCACCCAGTACGCGGCCGCACAAATCGACTCCCGCCTTGCCGGTGCCGGAATGCTGCTGCTCCCTGAGGGTATCGAGTCCATGTCGGCGCAGGACCCGACCATCCCCGACGAGGAACGGAAAACGTTCGACCAAGAGCTGATCGAGTACTTCATGACGCCGTTGAAGGATCGGTCGTCGGTGGCGTCGGTGGTGCCGTTCCTGTCCACCCTCCCCGCCGAGCTGATCGAAAAAATCCAGCACATAACGTTCTGGTCAGAGTTGGATCAGCATGTGCCGGCGATGCGTGATGAGGCGATCCGCCGAATCGGATTGGGTATGGACTCCGATCCCGCCCTGCTACTGGGTGCGGCGACCTCGAACCACTGGTGCATGGACGACCAATCCGAGGTGTACACCCGACGCGGATGGGTACGACACAACACGATCCAGATCGGCGACGAGTGCCTTTCACTCGACCACTCCACCGGACTTACTGTGTGGAAACCTGTCACCGACATCTACCGGGCAGACGTGACCGATGAGCCGATGCTGTCGATCGAAGGACGGTCGCATTCGTCGCTGACCACGATGGGCCACCGGTGGCCGGTCGTGCGGATGCGGTGGGACGGCAGCCTTACATGGAGCCGAGAATGGGCGACCAGCCGAGAAATCGCATACCTCGCAGAGCACGGCACCGCACAGCTCCCCACCAAGATCACCCGCGGCGCACCGCACGCGAATATCCCGACCGCACAAAAGCACGAAGACGCGCTCGTGGAGCTCGTGGCGTGGTACTTCACCGAAGGCACCACCGGAATCCGTGATGGCCGCCGAACGCCGCAGGTCAGTATCCATCAGTCGTACGCGGTCAACCCTGACCATTGTGCACGTATCAGGAATGCGCTCGTGTCCCTGTTCGGTCCTCGCTCGGAGTCGCTGGACAAGGGCGGTAGGTACGCAACTCAGGCAACCATGGACCGGTGCGCGGAAGCCCGCGCAATGCGTGCGGCGGGGCACACCGTCCGTGAGATAGCCGAATCTGTACAGGTATCCACGACACAGGTGTACAAGTACCTCAAACAGGACCCGAAGATCCGGGACAACCAGCCACGCTGGCGCGAGATTCGCCATCCGAACGGGATGGCCGAGTTCCGTCTCAACGCAGCGTCGGCAGAAGTCATCACTGAGCACGCCCCGAAGCGGGTAGTGCCCACGGAGTTCGTTGAGGAGCTGACCCACGCCCAACTGCTGCTGTTCGTAGACACGGCTGTGCGTGCGGACGGGCATGTGCACGGCGCGAATCGGGTGATCACGCAGAAAGATCCAGCGATGTTGGCGGCGTTTGAACGGGCCTGCCTCTTGCTGGGGTATGCGGCGAACCATCGGGTTATCTCAGTGGAGGGTTTCGCCACTCACCACGCCCATCGGATGATCGTGTCCGATCAAGGTGTCGGATACCAACCTCGCGCGGAGTCGGTCAGCGTTGTCCCGTACACGGGAGTGGTGTGGTGCCCGACCGTCGCTGATACCCACACCATGCTGATGCGCCGTAACGGCCGCGTGTCGTACACCGGCAACTCGCAGTGGAGCGTTTCAGAGGATGAGGTGCGGTTCGGTGTCGCCCCCATCATGTCCACCATCTGCCACGCACTCACTCACGGGCTGCTGCACCCGCTGTTGAAGCAGCAGAAC